TTTCCAGTGCCTGCAACACGGAACAAAGCGCTATTCGGATCATTCCAGTTATTATGTAACGAAAAGAACTCCCCAGTGAAGTTTCGCACCGCATCCCCGATTACGCTCCCCACGAGAGTGCCGGGACGCATAAACAGACCCCGACCATCCGTGTGGTAATAGTTCGGGGTATTGATCAGCCGCACGCCGCCTTCTTCGGTGATGGCGACACCCCAATTCCTCTTATATGCCGCGGACAACCCATTAAGCGCCTGCCCTTGGAAACTATCCAGCGGATACCTGATGCCGGTGCCGGGGTAAAAGCCGGGCGCCTCTGTCTCCAGTTCATCAATCTCCCAGGGCAGCAAAATACCAGTGCCTATTGGCAAGGCTGCAGCCGTTGGCGTTGCCGCGACGACTGACTCAGCTATCGCCGTGATCACTTCTAGCCAGGCTGCTTCCAGCGCATCCAGATCGCCATCATCACGAACGCCGGCCGCGTACCTGTTGGCCAGGAATTGCGCAGTGCCCGCAGCCATGTGCGCGGCCTGCCTGGAAACCCGGTTCTGCAGTTCCCGCAGGGCCAGTCCAGGTACGTGGCCGCGAGCGCGGAGCGGGTGGCTTTCGTATTCATCCAGAGACATCAAATCCCCGGCCGCTACCAGCCCGTCATAAGCAAAGGGCTTTATGTCGTTTCTCGCGCCTTCTATCAGTGGCATACTACCCTCCGTGTTGATTCATGGGAGTCAGCCGGTCTGGCCAGCGCCCCCCTTTCTTGTTTTCATCCGACCATCCGGCCAGCGCCGGCGAGTCGCAATTCCAGGCAAACAACGGCCCGCCGTCCGGGGTGATGGCATACCACTTGATGTGCACACCGTTCGGCTTCAGCGGGATATACTGCTGCAGCAAAAGCTGCTCAAAAACGGCGTTCAGCGGCATGCCCGCGATGCCGATCACCATGCTCATGTCCTGATTGTCCTAGATCACGATGATGCTGCCGAGGTCGGCAAAGGCGACTTCCCAGGCTTCGTAGGCACCCGGCGTTGTGCCGTCCCACCTGTTCGCGGCCACCTTCGCCTTGAGCAGCAGCCGGTAAATGTCATCGGGCAGGGAAAGGAGCCCGCTTTCCGGGTCATAAAGCCCTTTCCAGACGCCTTCATTCCAGCCCACGTCCTCGGTGTTCCAACTGAAATACACATCGGTGAGCGGGGTGTGCAGATGCCGGGCGCGGCCGACACGCACACCCACGGCGTCAAGCTGTCTGCCGATGCCCGTGTCCAGGTCAAAGGCCGTGCGCAGCTCCTCAAGCACGTCCGCGATGCCGTCCGCAGGCCGGAGCAGAGCTTCCACCGTGGCCATGTACCGGGGCTTGTTCCGATGCTGCGAAGGAATGAGTTTTAAATAATCGTCCACGGCCACGGCTAATACCCCAACAGTTCCACATCTTCCAGGGCGCATGTCGCGGCATGGTTGAACGCGATCGCCATGTTGGCGGCGGCAAGGGGGCCGCCCTTCGGCCCGATCCGGATTTCCACCACATCAAAGGTGCGCCGCCCCGAGTCAAATTTGGCCGCATTGACGGGCGTGTAGAGGTCGGAGAGCAGAATGTCATCTCCGATATTATGATTGTTGATGTAGTCCACCACGTTTCTACGGGCGGCCTCCCCGGTGGCGGCGGTATAACCGGATAAAGGCCTGATGCGGATGCTCACGGTCACAGCCTGATCGGCTGATATGAAGAAGCCGATGGTCAAAGGCGCGCCGTGTTTGTCCCGGGTCAAAACCTTCGTGGTTCCGTAGGTGCCGCACCCAGGCCCCTTCTTGACGGCGATGGTTTTGCCTATGGCCTCAATGTCACCGCCCTCAACAACAAAACAGATATGATGCGCCGGGATACCGCGCTCATCCGGCAGGTTCGTATCATTCTCGTAGCCCATGGAACGGGTGACGCCCGGCAGGCTTTCCACGGCCCCCCATATTCCTTCAAAAATGGACAGGGAGGGCAGGGCCGTGCTGATGGACTGGCGCCGACGCAGTCGGGCGTCTTTTTCCACGGGCGCTCCCGGCGTGGCCGCTTCCGGATTGATTACCGCCTGCCAGCCTCGTGTGGGGGTGGCAATGTTTTTGATTTCTCCGGCCGCGGCCCGCACATCACCCGGCTGCTCCGCCAGGGCGGTGACCATGATTTCTCCACTGATCGGGATTCTCACTTCTTCCGGCAGCAGCCAGCGGCGTTCTGCCTCATCCGTGGCCACTCCCCTGGTGATGATAGTGCCGGCCTGACCGATGACGCGCGCCGGCGTCGATGAATGACTGGCTTTACCCCGTCTGATGCCGTTGGTTTTGACCACACTGGACAGACCAACCCCCTGGGCCGTGGCCGGGGAATAGGAGTTGTAAACAGAGACGGCCAGCGTATAGGCATCGTATAAACGCAGGGCAAACACGGCGAGCAGAGCGCCGTCCTGGGAGTCGGGTTCCAGGTAGGTGTCCTGGCCATAAATGCCCCGATACTCCATCTGCAAATCACTCAACACTTCCGGATAGCTCGGAATGTGGATGCCGCTCTCGTCAATCCATGCTTTCACGCGAGGGCGCGCCATCAGTTCAGCCAAATTCATTACATCACCTCTTGAATCACAGCCGGGCCGTAAACAGTATTTATGCGAATGTTTACGGTCAGCTTACGGCTTTCCCCGTCAAAAATGCTTTCGTACTCTTCAATGTCCCTGACGCCTTCCGTCTCCAGCACTCGCTGCCGGATGATGAAGTCGTAACTTTCTCCGGTATGCTTCCCCATGACGGCCGGGACGTATGGCGTACCCTCGGTCAAATCCAGAAACCATTCCCCGCGCAACAGCCGCAATCTGGTGACAACCGCCTGCGCCACGCACTCCGGGCTGTCCTTCAAAAAGGCGGCGCCACCGTGGCCAAAGACCATGTCGCCATCTTTATCCAATCGCCGGTACCGCACATCAGCCTCCAGCTATCGGCGGGCCGGAGTTGCCGGAGCCGCCCGCATCGCGGTGCGGGTGATTGATTTGTGAAACGCCATTGGCAACCTGATCGCCTGTGGTCTTGTGGCTGCCGTCCTGATCGATGTCGCCGACCATCTTGAATGTCGCCTTGCCGCCGCCCAGGGCGGACATGTTGATGGCGTTGGCCTGCAGATCCAGCGCCGGCGCTTTCAGCGTGATCTTCGCGTCCGCTTCGGCCGCGACTTCACCGACAGGGGTCAGCTCCACCCGGGCAGTCGGATTCTTGGCCAGGATGGTGTAATCCGGCTTCATGGTGATGTGGGCTTCACCGTCATCCGTGCGCAACTGGACTTTCTCCGCGTCAACCGCGGGATCGAGTTTGCGGGCTTGTGAGCGCGGCCCCACTATGGCAAAACCATCAGACAGGTCATGCATACGCTCATCCGGAGCTGCACCGACGTCGCCGCTCTGCCACCAGCCGTCAATGCACCGGCTGGCGAATATCACCAGACACTCGTCGCCTTCTTTGATGGGATAGGTCAGGATGAAGCCGCCGCCGCAGAGAAAGATCACGGGCACGTCCACCAGCAAAGGCAGATTGACGCTTGTGGTGTTGCCGTTTTCATCCTGTACCTGTCCTTTGACGGTAGGCTGCACGGAGACCGTCATGGCTTCCGGATCAAAGCTCTCGACAATGCCGGGCAGCGCCGTCCATATCTCGGCCTGTTTGCCCTCCAGGGCCGCCCGGATGGCTTCAACGGGATCGTCTGTGCGTTCGCGCCTGTCCATATAGATGCCTCTTTACTTCACCCGCTGTAACGGGGCTTGCTTGCGCAACCCGCGTTCCAGCGAGTCATTGTGTCATGTCCAAGGGGACGTTGCTTGTACCATCCAGGCCGACGCACACCATGCTGGCATACCAGTCGTTTCCGCGCGTATCGCCGGTCAGCCTTTCCTTGAGAATGCGGTAGAAGCCGTCATTGTCCATTTTGGGCGGCTGCTGTGCCCCGTCCCGCAGGTCAGTCTTGGCCTCCTGGATGCTTTTGTTGTCCAGCTTGATGCGCCCGCCGATGCGCAGCTTGGGGTTGATCAGGCTGCGCACGGTGATGCCTTCATTGGTCTGTTCCGGCGTGCCTATCAGCCCGGTTTCATGGGTGAGCACAACGGCCTCGCCCGGCAGATAGCCGGCGTCTTTGACCATCTGCATTTTGCCGTCCTGGAAGCTCCACGAACAGCCGGTGCTCTCAGCTTCACAGCGCATGTACTTTCTGGCCATGCCGTACATGACCTTGCCCCGCGGCAGCCGTGTCCCTCCCATATCCGGGACGTGCCCACCCCCGGCGCCTTTGGCGGCAAAAGATTGTTGGCAGACGTTTACCCGGTCGGTCGGGCTGCTGCCGGCAGCCAGGGTAGTGTTGACAATGGCGAAGTTGTACGCCTGGTCGCCGTCCGCCGCGATAATTTCAATATACGTGTCCGTGCCGTTTTCCCGGCCCTGGAGCGTCTGCCGGATATTGCCGTCAAAGATGATGCCGTAATTGCTCCGGTATCCGGCCTGGAGGATCACCCGGGTAAATTCCCGCCGCATCCGGCTCATGGTGGCCTCGGACAGGTTGTACACGCGAATCTCGGCGGAGTTGGGCGTCTCCGTTTCGCCCTTGCTGATATCGAACACGATGCGCAGATCCCCCAGGTCGAGCCCCTCGCCGCTATCGTCGGCAACTACCAGGGAACAGACCCGGAGCCATTGCAACCCTTCTTCATGTTCGTTTTGCGCGGCGCTCATGCTTTTTCCTCCACGATAAAAACCAACTCCGTTTCGGCCCCCAAATTTTCCAGGGTGGGCGGCAGCTCACCTTCAACCCACAACTCACCGCCAAATTCCATATAGCTGTACTGTTCCAGCAAATCGCAGCCGGTCACCAGCGGAATGCCCATGATGAGGGGCGCGGCCCTGTCCGGCTCCTCAATATCCAGGGTCCAGCC